GTTGAGGGATTAAGGACTACGGCGGTGACAACATCCGCGCGTATTATTACTTTGGGATATGAAACAACTACATTATCGGCGGATTGGACTACGAACGTAAGTAAAAATCAATTCACATATGTTGGAGCAACACCTCAAACATTCTCATTTACTTTTATAGGCACGTTTACATTTACAAGTTTATTTGATGCAGGATGGACGTTTGAAATAAGAAAAAACGGCATATTGATTGACAGCACCGGATTAGGCGAGGTTAATGGTCAGCAGTTCACATTTGAGGAAGGTGGCAATATTTCAGTAGTCACAAATGATGTTATTACAATACGATTGGTGTATCCAAATATAGGTGACACCTTATCCACTATTTATGATGAATTAACATTTAGATTATTAAATTCTGTTAATGCTCCTGTACAAGTTACAATAAACGGAGGTATTGAAATGAATCAAATAATACCTAAAGGAATATTACAAAAAGACTTTTTTATATGGATATTAAAAATGTTCAATTTGTATGTGACAGAAGATAAGCTACGCGAAAAACATTTATTAATTGAGCCATATGTTGACTATTACGGAATGGATACAATCGATTGGACATATAAGGTGGCAAGGGATAAGGCATGGCAGATAAAGCCGATGGGCATGCTAAATGGTCGATTCTTTGAATATAAATTTAAAGACGATAATGACTTTTATAATGAAGGCTACAAAAAGAAATATAACGAATCTTATGGCGACAGATTAGAGGATACTGGCTTTCAGTTCGCAAAGGATAAGCAAACCATTGAAATAGGTTTTTCCCCTTCGCCACTTGTTCAATATAACGGGACTGATAAAGTGTTGCCGGCCATTTACAAAAAGTCAAAGGGTAATGCAGTAGATCAGGAGGAATTGACGGAAAGCAATATAAGGATATTACAAGCTAAAAAAGTAACCGCCGGAAGCTGGTATATTAAAAATGGCGCTTCCAATTTGGGATCGGCATTAACGACTTATGGTTATGCTGGTCACTTTGATGACCCGGTCAATCCAACAAAGGATATAAACTTTGGAGCGGCTGAAGAGATTTATTTTGACCCTAACACATATACGTCTAATAATCTATTCAATGATTATTGGAGTGAGTATATTGCCGAGATAGCCGATAAGGATTCAAAGATATTGAGTTGCTATGTGCATTTGACACCTTTGGATATTGCTCAATTGGATTTCAGCAAAGCGATATTGATTGACGGGGTTAAATTCAGGTTGAATAAGATTGAAGACTATGATTACACGAATAACGAATTGGTAAGGGTTGAACTTTTAAAAATAATTAATAATGGCTAATACTACGGTAGGGGCAAGTGTTCAGGTTGAATTTGCATCGGTTGGTCAGATGCGAAAAGCGATAAAGGAGGCAACGAGTGATTTGATTGCTATGCAGGAGCAATTCGGAAAGACCTCACCGCAAGCTATTGCGGCGGCTAAAAGGATAGCTGAGTTAAAAGATAGGATTCAGGATGCAAAGGAGCAAGCCGATTTGTTTGATCCGGGTAAAAGGTTTTCAGCTTTCGCAAATGCAGCGAATCAGATAGCGGCCGGTTTTTCAGCGGTGCAGGGTGCAATGGCATTGGTTGGTACTGAAAGCGAAGACCTACAAAAGACATTGGTAAAGGTGCAGGGTGCAATAGCATTAAGTCAGGGGTTAAGCCAGCTCAAAGATTTAGGCAAAGCTTATGATGAAGTTAAGATTGTCGCTGTGGATGCTTTTAAGTCTATTAGGGCGGCCATTGGTTCAACTGGTATAGGTTTATTGGTTGTCGCATTGGCTGCGATTGTAGCGTACTGGGATGACATTAAAGAGGCGGTTAGTGGTGTTAGTGCTGAGCAAAAGAAACTGAATGAGGATTCCGCAAAGAATTTAAAGACGCAACAGGATAAACTGGATGCTATAAATGGGCAAGAGAATATTTTGAAGCTTCAGGGTAAAAGCGAAAAGGAAATTTTACAAATCAAAATAAAGCAGACAGATGAAATAATAAAAGCATCTGAGATTCAATTACAAAATAGTATTGATACCACAAAGGCACAAGTCGCAGCGGCTCAAAGGAATAAAGATATTTTACAAGGCATATTAGTATTTATATCCGCACCGATTGCAGCATTATTAAAGGGTATTGATTTAATTGGTGATGCCGTTGGTAAAAACTTTGATTTATATAATAAATTTTATGGCGGCATATCTTCATTTGTTTTTGATCCTAAGGAGGTTAAGGAGGAAGGTGATGCGGCTATTAAAGAACAGGAAAAAGCATTAATAAAACTTCGGGATGATCGTGCTGGTTTACAATTACAAATAACTAAAATTGATCAGGATGAGGCAAAAAAGAGAAGTGATATAGCCAAAAAGGAAGCTGAGGATGCAGCTAAATTAGCAAAGGAAAGGGCGGAAGCGCGTGCAAAAGAGCAAAGGGATATTAATGAACTTATACAAAAAGAATTAGATGACCAATTCGCAAAAGATGAAGCGAGAAGAAAACAAATTGAGGATGAGATAAAAGCATCTGAGGCAAGGCAATTTCAGTTGCAGGTCGATGCTGCAAAAAGGAGATTTGAGTTACAGCAAGAATTAAACGCCAAAACATTACAAGCTGAAATAGAATTACAAAACGCTAAATTTGATGCCGCATCAGCTGGATTAAATGCTATTGCAACATTAGCAGGCGAAAATGAAAAACTGGCAAACATAGTATTTGCGGTTGATAAAGCCTTAGCAATCGCACGTATTGTTGTTGATACGCAAAGAGAGATTGCAGGTTATGCAGCGACAAATGCAATATTAGGCCCAGCCGGTCTTGCATTAACGGCTACTCAATCATTAGCTGCTAAAATTAGGGCGGCAACGTCAATAGCTACAATTGTGGCTACATCAATATCTAAATTTAAAAAAGGTGGTGGCGCAAATACCGGAGGTGCATCTCCATCTATTGCAAGCGGTGGCACAGCTCCCGTATCGGCTCAGGCTTCACCTGCCGTAACGGCTCAGGCATTAAACGCTCAGGCAATAAATAATTTGGGGAATCAGGGCATGAGAGCGTATGTATTAAATAGTGACATTCAAAATAATGAACAAAGAAACGCTTACCTTCAGCGTAATGCAAGGATAGGATAATATGGAAAAGTTACCATTATTTAAGCTTACCATCAAAGAAGATGAAGAAGCTATACAGGAAGTAAACGCGGTGGCATTGGTAGACATACCGGCCATAGGTCAGCCGTTCTTTGCATTTAATAAGCAGTTATTTGTTGAGCCGGGTGAAAGTGAATCGCAAGATGAATTTATTCCGCGGTGTATTGAATACATGATTAATGAGGGTAAAGATAATGAGCAGGCGGTGGCTATCTGCTATTCAATGTGGGACAATCGCAATATGAGCGAAGATAAGTTTCAGGAAAGCTATACCGATTATCCAAAGGCAGCATCTGAAAATGCAAAGGTTGCTTTGAGATGGGCGGAAGATAACGGGTGGGGTAGTTGCGGAACTGCGGTCGGTAAGGCAAGGGCAAATCAGTTAGCAAATGGTGAGCCGATCAGTAGGGATACCATTGCTCGTATGGCAGCATTTGAAAGGCACCGGCAGAATAGCCAAAAAGAGTTAGGCGATGGATGCGGTCGTTTGATGTGGTTGGCGTGGGGTGGTGATGCTGGTATTGAATGGGCTCAAAGGAAGTTAGAGCAGATTGATAAAGAAAAGAAGTTCTCATTCTCGGTAGTTAATGAAGATGAGAGGGTTGTTATAGGGCCGGCCATGATTCCTGATCTACCTATTTACCGGGCAGACGAAACGGGCGAATATTATGTATTCTTTGACAAAAAGACTATTGAAACCATTGCCCTAAAATTCTATGCCAAAGGATTTCAGCAGAATGCGAATGAGATGCACTCTAAATTTATTGACGGAATTACGTTCTTTCAATCATGGATAGCAGATGAAAGTAAGGGTATCCCGAAGATGAAGCAGTTTGAAGACCTGCCTGATGGCACATGGTTTTTAGGTGCAAAGATTGAGAATGATGAAACGTGGGCAAAGGTTAAGGATGGCACGTTTAAAGGATTTAGTGTAGAGGGTATGTTTGACATGACCGAAATAAAGATGCGTAAAAGCGCAGATGATATAATTGCCAAGCTCCGCGAGTTATTGGCAGACATTTAGCATGGTTTGGTTTTTCATGGTTTGTTTAAGTGGACACTCCCGGCTGTTTCTACGGCTGGGATTTGTTTTTGGTATTTATAAGCATGAGTGCGAATCTGCAGCCGATACCATTGGGTTTAATAGCCATACAGCCGTATTTGGATTTAGTTTGTGAAAAGGGATTTAGTGTTATTGAGCCGGGCGATACTACATATCAAAATGATGCTTTTGTAAATCCGCCATCGGTATTTATTGATGGGTTACTGCTTACTTATGTTCCGGTATTGGATAAAAGATACATAAGCTTTGACGGAGCTACGAGGACGATTGAGTTTAATAATGGTACGCTAATGGAAGGTGAGACAGTCCAGATATTTTTATAAACAAACAAACAAACATGAAAATTTTAGTCCTGACACAAAAGTTCAGCGGATGCGGTTATCATAGATTGATGCTTCCCGTTTCATTCATGCCTAAAGAATATGGCCGCATTACCGATACCATTACAGAAGAAGAGTTAGCCGAAAATAAATACGATATTGTTTTTGTCAATAGGATATGGGAAAAAGATGACCTGATTGAAATGCGTAAAAAGTACGGGTTTAAGTTAGTGGTCGATGTCGATGATTATTGGATACTTAATCATGACCATTTAATGTTTGATTCGTTTAATGCGTCAGGGTTTGCATCCCGACTTATTAGGCAAATGAAGGAGGCCGATTTAGTTACCTGCACTCATGAGAGGTTGGCCGAAGCGGTTGCCGTACATAATCCGAATGTTTTGGTAGTCCCGAATGCTATACCTTACGGAAATGGGCAGTTTAATGGTGAAAGGGTGGCAACGGATGCGATTAAGATATTTTGGGCGGGTGGCATTACACACGATCAGGATTTAAAGATATTGGAAGCTCCTATGAAAAAGCTAAATGGGAATGTTCATATGGTTTTGGGTGGCTATGCCGATTCAAATGAAACGGAAAGATATTACTGGCAAAGGATGGCAAACTACTTTACGGCCGATAAGCGGTTGCCTTATACTTTATTCAGAGGGATGGAGGTGTTTGAGTATTATAGTATGTTTAAAAATGCGGACATCATGCTTATCCCTTTGGTTAAAAATAACTTTAATAAGTACAAGTCTAATATCAAAATATTAGAGGCGGCCGGTAAGGCGGTGCCGGTGGTGGTGAGCGCGGTGCATCCATATTTAGACTTCCCGGAAGACGTGGTTAATTACGTACATGATAGGGCGGATTGGCTGAAACATATTAACCGACTTGTAAATGATAAAGGGTTACGGGATGAGCAGGGCGCAAAACTGCATGAATATTGCCATAAATATTACAACTTCAAAGATATAAACGAAAAGCGCCGTAATGCTTTTCAGACATTGATTACAAAGTAAAATGGGGAAAAATTTTAAACATAAGTATATATGATTATGAAAAGTCCGATCGAATTATTACAAGAGGTTAAAAAGCTGGTGTTTCAGGAAGAAACAGCCCCAGCTCCTTCCTATTCTTTGGAAGATGGAACTAAGATAATGATTGACAAGTTGGAAGTTGGCGGAATGGTTACCCTCGAAGATGGCACACCTGCACCTGCCGGTGAGCATACATTAGCCGATGGTAGCAAAGTGGTTTTATCGGAAGGTGGTGTTATCGCTGAAATCATGCCCAAAGCAGTTGAAGAGGATAAAGTAGAGATCGAGATTGGAGGTGCTGAGCATGATAAGAAAAAAGAAGAGGAAGAAATGAAGAAAAAGATTGCCGAAATGGAAGGTAAATTTTCTGCTTATGAATCTAACTTTTCAGCATTGAAATCCGATTACGATGGTTTAAAGACTGCATTTGGTAAGCAATCTGAGGCCATGCAGGGACTGATTCAACTGGTAGATACTTTGGTAAACGTGCCTTCACAAGCGCCTGCCGAAGTACCTAATAACTTCACAAAACATTCAGCTTCTACAAAAGAAGATAAAATTCGTTCGTATTCTCAATTCGTTTCACAATTTAAAAAATAAAATCAGATGGCATTTTTAGTAACTGGCCTTACGGCTTACACAGAACAAAACGAGCAGCAGCTCGTAACTGCTTCGCTGTTTGAGGCTCGTACTCAACAGCTCATCCTTTCCGAAGGTAACGTCATGACAGGGGTTAAGTCCTCTCAGACCGTTAACCGTATGGATACCGATGTATTTTTCCAAGACGATAGCTCTTGCGGATTTGCTGCATCAGGTACAACTGAATTTACTCAGCGTACTTTGACTGTTGGTAAAGTTAAAACACAAGAGATCCTTTGCCCTAAAGATTTGGAAGCTTACTATCTTCAGAAAGCTCTTCCTGCCGGATCTAACTACGATAGCATGATCTTCGCTCAAGAATATACTGCCCGCAAAGCTGGTAAGATTGCTGAAGCGTTAGAGGTTGCCATCTGGACTGCAACTGGTAGCGGATATGGCGGTACTAACGGACTTTTGAATAAGTTCAAAGGTGTTCGTCAGCTGGTATCTGATGCTGGTGGTAGCGTAGTAAATGCTAACGTAACTGGTTTCTATGGTGCCGGTGCTCCTATCACAGGTATCGATTCAACTACAAAGGCAAAAGGTGCAATCCTTGCGGTTATCAAAGCTCTGCCTGCACGTATCAAAGGTAAAACTGACGTTCGCATCTTCTGCGGATGGGATGTTTACGATCTTCTGATTCAGGCTTATGTGGATGCTAATTTGTATCACTACAATCCCGGAAGTGTAAATACTCCTCCTGCTGCTGAGTTCAAAGTTCCCGGTACCAACTACAGCGTAGTACCTGTACATGGTTTGACTGACACGAACGATATCTATGCTTTCAGAATGTCAAATATCTTCATGGGTGTTGACCTTCAGGGGGAAGAGGACAACTTTGAAATGTGGTATTCTCAGGATGACAGAAACGTTAAGTTCAGCGCATCATTCAAAATGGGAATTCAGTTTGCTTTCCCTGATGAGATTGTCAAGTTCGAAGCGTAATTAATTCATAACAAGGGCGGTCAATAGCCGCCCTTTTTTAAAACAGATATATTATGCCCTGCGCATTAACACAAGGATATAGTTTAGATTGTAAAGATTCGGCCGGTGGGATAACCGAAGTCTACTTTATTGAGTTAGCCAATGTAAGCGGAATTGTTTCTGCATCCGGTGTTGTTACCGGACTTACTAAGGCAAGCGGAAAGCGTTTCTGGAAGTATGAAATGCCTAAGGAGACTGGCTCATTTACCCACAATCCAACTGTATCTACTGAAAATGGTACTTTGTTCTTTGAGCAAAACCTGACCATCGTAGTTAACAAGCTTTCAGCATCCATCAATACTGAGCTTAAATTATTGGCACAGAATATATTGGTTGCAGTTGTTAAGGATAACAATAACAAGTATTGGATGCTCGGTAAGGAAAGAGGTTTGGATATGAGCGGATCTACAAGCGGAAGCGGAACTGCATTTGGAGATCGTTCAGGTTATAGCTTAGTGTTTGTAGGTAAAGAGCCTGACCAACTTTATGAAGTCAACAGCACTGTGGCCAATGCTTTACAGACTGCCGGTTAAGAATAGATGATTAATGGTTAAGCGCCTGCCTTAAATAGGCGGGCGTTTTTGTTTAATAGTATTTATGTAAGGAATGATAAAGTTTACAAAAGGACAAACGGATACTATTTATGTCACATTAAAGGAGAAGCAGACCATTTTGGATGCTAACTTCCTTTGTGTTTTTCAATCGCGAACAACGAATGAAAAGGTAAAATTTGTGCTTGTTAATTCAGCGGACCAGAGTTTATATCAGGACAGGTTTAATGAATTTGATGTAGTGGTTAATACATACTTTGCAACAAAGGAAGAGGGGTGGTTTACCTATACGATATATGAGCAGGCAAGTCCATCTAATTTGATTGAGGCCAATGCCGGTGCCATAGTGGAGACGGGGTTAATGTTTTTATCAGACGGTCAGGATGTAACCACAACGAAATACGATAATCCAACAACATTTAAAGTATATGATGCGACATAGTGTATCTTTTATAAAGTTTGCCGATGTGAAAGTTCCGGTAATGAAGGAACTGCCTAACAAGGGATGGGTATTATTTGGAGAGGATAATAAGTTTCCAAATATGCTGCTTAATATGTTTAATAAGAGCAGTAAACATAATGGTATTGTTTTGGGTAAGGTTAACTATATTACTGGCAAAGGATTTGATGAAGTGTTACAGGCAAACCCTTATGAGAACTGTAATGAATTACTTAAAAAAGTTTGTTTGGATATTGAGGTATTTGGAGGGTGTTATATGGAGATTCAGTACAATGCAGCTGGCACGATTGGCGCATTTTATCATATCCCTTATCATAAGGTAAGATCGAGCAAAGACAATACGCAGTTTTATGTAAAGGACTGGGAGAGCTTAAAAAAGAATGATGAGCCTAAGGTGTTTGCGGCATACAATCCTAAATTAGAGGTTAACTTACTTCGCAATCAGACACAGATACTTTATTATAAGGAATACCGGCCGGGTGTGGAGACATATTCTTATCCAGGATACATGGGTGCGCTGAATGCAATACAGACGGATATAGAGATAAGTAAATACCATTTGAGCACCATCACTAACGGGATGTTTGCATCAAAGATGATTAGTTTCTTTGAGGGTATCCCTACCGAAGAGGAGAAGCGCGAGATTGAGAAAGGATTTAAGAGCAAGTTTACGGGTAGTGAGAATGCTGGTAACATTGTTTTGAACTTTGGTAAAGATCCGGCGAAGCGCCCGCAATTGGATGACTTAAGCAGTACGGAACTGGATAAGCATTTTGATATACTTTCTAAAAGCGTTCAGCAAGAGATATTTTGCGGTCATCAGGTGGTTAGTCCAATGTTGTTTGGTATTCGTATTGAGGGGCAATTAGGAGGCCGTAGCGAGATTCGGGACGCTTATGAGATAATGAAGTCAACCTATGTAAATGACAAACAGCAAGCGTTAGAATTGCTATTTAAAGAGATTACAGGTCAAGACCATAAGATTATACCTGTTGAGCCGATAGGATTTGAGTTCAGCGAACAAACATTACTTCAGATTGCTCCTAAGAAGTGGTTACTTGAAAAGATAGGTATTGATGCAAGTTTATACCCTGAGATTAGTGCACCACTTTCCGGCGTAAGTGCACCAGTTGAAAGTGCACCAGTTAATGAGAATTTAAAGAACTTAAGTGGCCGGCAATGGCAGAGCTTAACGCGTATTATCAGAAAATTTGAGAAGGGTGAAATCAGTCAGGAGCAGGCGAAGTTACTTTTAAAAAGCAGTCTTGGTTTGAATGATGAGGAAGTGAATACTATGCTTGCAATAGATAACGAAGTGCAGGAATTTAGCAGTCATGAAAAGGATGAGCTGTTGTTAGCGGAATTTGCAAAGTGTGGTGAGTCTAAAAATGATTATCTGATTGTAAAAAGTTCAAAGTTTGTTTTCGGGAAGGAAACATTTGCGGATGTTACTCAAATAGAAACAAACGTTTTGGATTTGCTTCGTAAGGATAAGAGAATTACTCCTGAGGTTATTGCGGAAACATTAGATTTGGAGGTGGATAGTGTTAAAGAGATTTTAAAGCGTTTGGCCGGCGAAGGTCGCATATCTATAAAGGTTAAGACGGTAGGGCAGGATGAAGTTATTGAACGTACTTTGACAGAGCCGTTGAAACAGCAAACGGATAAAAAACCTGAAACGCTTAATTTCAAAATCCTTTATTCTTATGAAGGTCCCAAAGATAACAGGAATCGTGATTTTTGTGCAAGGTTATTAGATATGAATAAATTATGGTCACGTTCTGAAATAGAATCAATGTCAATGCGGATGGGTTATAGTGTATGGGATAGGCGCGGTGGATTTTGGAATGATAATGGAGATATAAAAATTCATTGCAGACATAATTGGTCGAAGGTGATTGTAATGAAAAAGAAATAATATGCAAGTTTATTTATATAATAGTTTATTAGTTGATAATTCAGCATGCTATGTTGGAAGTACAATAGATCCAAAAAACAGACATAGAATGTATAATAATATGCACTTTAAGAAGCAAACATATTTTTATAGATGGGCTAAAAAATATGGATTAAATAATATGCAGTTAGTTAAATTTGATATTAATACAAAAGATGAAAAAGAATTAAGATTATGGGAGCAATTTTATATTTCATTATTTGGTTCTTATGTTTTAGATAACGATTATGGATTAAATTTAATTAAAAATCCTACTAAACATATTTCATGTGATGAAAGAGTTAAAAAAATAAAAAGTGAAGCGTGGAAAGGAGAAAAAAATCCTATGTATGGTAAAAAACATACAAAAGAAACTATATTAAAAACATCAAAACAAATTGCCGCATACAAGGTTAAAATATCGGGAATACAAGGTAAGCATAAATATAATGTTGATATAATTTCAGATCCTATCGTATTTAATTCAATAAGAGATTGTGCAATGCAGCTAAATGTTGAAAGAAGAGTAATACAAAGAATTTGCAAAGGTGTAGGAAAATCATCAAAAGGCTATACTTTTAAATACATTTAACATGAGAGATATTTTATTTGTCAGTCCTGAAAATATTTACGAGCGGTCAGCCGTACATAAGAATATAGATTCTAAAATGATAGTGCCTGAGATTAAGGCGGTGCAGGAGATGTATCTGCTTCCGGTATTAGGAACTGCCTTATATGAAAGACTGCAGGATGGCATTGATAATAATAATCTAACTGCAGACGAAGTAACGCTGCTTAAAGACTACATCCGCGATCCGTTGATACATTATACCATCAGCGAACTGGCACCAGCCTTAAGCTTCCAATTGTGGAATAAAGGATTAACCCGGAAGACTACGGAGAACAGCGAAGCGGTCAGCAGTTCAGAGATTGACGATTTTACGGCTAAGTTTAAGAATCGTGCGGAATGGTATTTGGAAAGACTTATCAGATATTTAATTCAGGAGGCAGGTGAGGGGAATAAGTTTCAGGAATATATTAATCCCGGAAGCCGTACCGATACTTTCGTACCAAAGCGCACATCCTTTGAGATTGGTATTTATTTGGGGAATACTGACGTGAGCCGTAAGGAAGTGCCGAAGTGGTATAAATACGAGTTCTTATCCTGTTGCAGATGAATGGACAATATACTAACAAAATTCAAAAGCTTCTGAAAGCTTATTTAAAGAAACATGACGCTCAATCAAATAATAAAAAAGCTGATCGAGATAGCCTCCGGACACAAAATGGTAAGGACGGCAAAGCACGTAAAAGCTGAAGATTTTATAGTCTTTGATTATAAGGACGTAGAATATCCGGCCGTATGGTATACCCTTAATACTTCATCCATTACCGGCAAAGAAAAGACCTATCAAATATTGGTAACCATTGCGGACATCCATCACGTAGAGAATATGGATGAATTAGAGATGCAGTCCGATTGTGAGCAGATAGCCCATGATTTGTTGGCGCAGGTGGGGTGGGATTTGCAGGAGTGGGTAATGGAGCGGTCATTTAACTTTGAATATTTCAGGCAAGGTCAGGAAGATATTTTGGCTGGGGTTACTTTTGAGATGTCTTTAAAGCTTCCGATTATTTACAATGCATGTCAGGTGCCATCTGATTATGAGTTACCTAATGGCAATTTCGTATATATTAATACCAATAGATTTATGACAGTTGCAGATTTTATAGTAGGTACCGGGCAGCCAATGATTCAGGGAGATACTCAGTATCAAAATAATCAGTTGACAATCCCTCCTTTTGTATTTATCGATGGGATATTACAAACATATGTGGTGAGGTCGGATAGAAGATACATTACTCATAATGCAACAACAAAAACAATAACAATAAATGGCGGTGTCAATGAAGGCGAAAATATTAGGATTCTTTTGTAGTTTAATTCTTTTATCAGTTATCGGTAAAGGTCAAACTATTGACGGAAAGTTATACACTAATTTTAATAACTGGTATCAATGGACTGGGGGTAAGTTTAACACTAATTTGAATATCCCTAAGGTTACAGCTACAACTGGTCGAGATACGGGTGCTATCCGATATGCTTTGACTGACAGCTCGATGTATGTTTGGACTGGTAGTCAATGGCGTGCGGTTGGCGGTGGCGGTAGCGATACCGCAACGGTAGTAAAAGCCTATGTCACAAATGCAGAAGCGGTTACGATTACGAAAGGGCAGGTAGTGTATATTTTTGGGGCAAGTGGGGACAGGGCAAGCGTAAAGTTGGCAAAAAATACAAGCGATACATTCAGCTCAAAAACTTTGGGAATAGTTCGGGCGGATATTGCGGCGGGTGCGGCTGGATGGATTACAACACAGGGGCAGGTTAGCGGAATCAATTTAGGGGCATATAGTCCAGGGGATATTCTATGGCTCGATAGTGTTGCGGGTGGGTTTACAAAGAATAAGCCAGTT